GCCGTTCGAGAGGCCGCGATGATGTTAGCGGTCGATATATGGCAAGCGCGACAAGTTTCCCAGACTGGCGGAGTTTCCGTCGATGGATTAACTGCGAATCCGTATCGAATGGGTAATAATCTTATGGGAAAGATTCGCGGTCTTCTCGCTCCGTACACTTCGCCGTCGTCGATGGTCGGCTAATGCCTACCGCCGCGATCACTACGCTTCGGACTACAATCGCCGATATTTTAGCGAACCCGGGAGTCTGGTCTACCTTTAGTTATCCGCCTCCGACGATTCTCGCGAACTCGGTTATTGTCGCTCCAGGAGATCCTTATTTAACGCCGTCGAATAATTCGCAAAACTCCCTGGCGGCTATGGCTTCGTTTAAAATTATTATCACGGTTCCGATGTTAGATAATCAAGGAAACCTGGCAGGGATAGAAGAGTTTAGTCGCGTCGTATTTAATAAACTCGCCGACTCTACTCTCGTTTTTAATGTTGGTACTTTATCCGCTCCGGCCGTTTTAGATGTGCCCTCCGGAGCGTTACTAACGCAGGATCTAAATATCACCGCACTAGCGAACTGGAGTTAAAAAATGGCAACAGAAGAAGATTTGGCTTTTCTTATTAAGACCGGCCAAGTAAAAGACGAAAAGAAAACAGGAAAAGCGGCTCCCGCCCCTACCGATAAAGAAGAGGAATAAAAATGGCAATATATTTAAATAATAAGGTAGGCGTTAAGTTAGCGGTCGCCGCGACTCCTACGGTTCCAAGTATTGATATCTCATCTTATGTAACGGCCGTTACTCTGACGCAGGTCTTCGACGAACTCGAAGTTACTGCAATGGGGGATACCTCGCATAAATTCGCCGCCGGATTACAGGCCGCGACTCTATCTATCGATTTTCTAAATGACTGGGCCGCCGCTTCCGTAATGGACACTCTTAACGCCGCCGTAGGAACGACTCTCGCCGTTTCGATGATTACCGTTAAGGGAACCGCCGTAGGAGCGACGAACCCTAGTTATCAGTTCTCGATTCTCGTCAATAATCTCACTCCAGTCGGATCAGGCGGCGTCGCAGACGAAGCCTCTTCTTCTCTCTCCTTTACGGTGAACTCCGCCGTAACCGTATCTCCTTCCGTCGCGTTCTAAGGATAAAAAAATGGCTAGCCTCAAAATAACTAGGGCCTCTGGGGAGGTCGTGATTTTAAAAATAACTCCGGCTATTGAATACGCTTTCGAAAAGCAGTTCAATAACGGAATCCATAAACAGTTTCGCGATATGGAAAGACAGGGAGATATTTACTGGCTCGCCTGGGAATGTATGCGCCGCGCCGGCTTGACCATTCCGCTATTCGGTGACGAGTTCCTCGTCGAGTTAGAATCCGTCGAAGTGTTAGACGATGAGGAACCTAGAAAAAAATAGATCGGGAGTCTTTCACCTACCTAGTGGCCTCGCTAGCAGTGGAACTCCATATATCCCCGAACGAGATTCTCGAATGGGATTCTCGAATGTTATCCGCAGTTTTACAGGTTATTAAGGAAAGAGCGGAAGGAGTATCTCGTGCCCGTAGAAGTAAAAGGCCTTAGAGAAACTCGCCGCGCTCTGGCTAAATTCGCTCCGGATCTAAAGAAGGAAGTAGACCGGGACGCTCGAAACCGTCTAAAGGCGATGGTTACTCAGGCGCGAGGATTCGCTCCGACTAGCCTTCCGGCTAATTTACATGAATGGGCCATAACTTCGAAGGGTAAAAAAATTACGGCCCAGACTTCGGCCTTCTCTACGCGTTCGTTTCCGATGTATCAAGCCGGAGAAGTTAAGGCCGGAATCGCTTACGATACGGGATTTTCGAAGACTAATTCGAGAGGCTTTAGAACTCTTTACGAACTGCGAAATAAATCCGCCGCCGGTGCTATTTATGAAACTGCCGGCCGTATAAATCCGACGGGTCTTCCGTGGGAAGGGCCTAGCGCCTCGCCTGGAAACCGAAAGGTATCCCATTCCAGAAACCCGAACGCTGGAAAATGGTTTATCGATGAGATAGATAAGCAAGATAATCAGCGTCAGATTAAAGGAAAGAAAGAAGGCCGTCTAATCTTTAGAGCCGTCGAAGCCGATAACGGTCGGTTCGTTCGGTCTATAATCGACGGTATGAAGCGCGTCGAATACATAACGCAGGGAAGGCTCGACTCCATTAAAGCCTTCGGAGGTGCGATTAAATGACGATCGGTATTAAGTTTCTCACAGAGTTCGACGCGAAAGGCTTAACGAAAGCCGAAAAAGGTTTAAAGGGTTTCAATAAAACCGCCGTAAAACTAGGGCAGTCTTTAGGTCTGGCACTAGGTACGGCCGCGATTGTTCGTTATGGAAAGTCTGCCGTAGCCGCTTTCGTAGCAGACGATAAAGCCGCGAAGATTCTTAGTAAGTCGCTCGATAACCTCGGTCTTCATTTCGCCGATAAGCGAGTAAAAGATTTTATATCTTCGCTCGAATCTCAGTTCGGCGTCGTCGATGATCTTCTTCGTCCGGCCTATCAGAAGTTAGTTACGACGACCGGAGATTATTTAAAGTCGCAGGACTTACTTAAAACCGCTCTCGATTTAGCGGCGCTCTCAGGCGATAGCGTAGTGAGTACGGCGGACGATTTAGCGAAGGCCTACGCGGGGAATACCCGAGGTCTTATTAAATACGGAATCGGATTAAGTAAGGCTCAAATCGCCGCGATGAGTTTCGAAGATATTTTAAAACAGATCGAAAAGGTTTCCGGAGGCGCGGCTCAGACCGCCGCCGATGGTTACTCCGGCTCTATGGATCGACTTAATGTCGCCGCGAGTAATGCGAGCGAAACTATCGGTAAGGGATTAGTTCAGGCGTTAGTCGAAGCCTCTTCCGCCGGAAACTTCGAGAGTTCGATTTCCGATATAGATAAACTCGCTAAAAGAACGAACGATTTTATCGTATGGCTTGGCCGGGAGTTGCAGTTAATCGCGGCTATGCCGTCCCTTTTAGATTTAGCGACTGGAAACTTCGACGCGTTTAAAGACTTTAAAAAGACTTACGATAAAATAAACGCACTCGATAAAACGCGAGGCCCTCAGCAATACGGCGGCATATACGGAAGCGAATACGAGAAGCAAGCGGCGAAAGCGGCGGCAGTAAAACTCGCGGCCGATAAAGCGGCGGCGGCTAAGTTAGCGAATCAGAAAAAGGCCTCCGATAAAAAAGCGGCGGCCGATAAGAGAACCCTCGCTAAAGGAAACGCTTTATTTGATTTAGAACAGATCGGTATAGTCGCCGCTTTAAAGATGAGCGTCGATAAAGAAACTCGACTTCGCCTGGAATTATTAAGAGCGATTCAATTAGACGACGCCGATCTCGTACTTGCGAAGATGAAAGAACTAGCCGCATGGCAAGCGACGAGCGATATGGCGAAGTTATCTAATGTTAAAACTATTTCAGAAAAACAGTTATCTTCTATCAATACGACACTTCTGGCAGAGTTAGACGCTATCTCTAAATCGAAGATGAGCGACGCGGAAAAAGATACGGCGCGAGCCGCCGCCTGGACTCGATATAACGACGCTATAAAATACGCCGGAGGACTCGCGGCCCTTTCGACTTATTCGCAGAAGTTACAAGATCAGGAATTAACTATCCAGCGCCTCGCAAGTATTCAGAAAATAAGTCAGGCTCAGACTGCCGCCGATAATATAAAGCAAGCGGCGCTGGAAACTTATCTCGCGACTCTGGCTAAAGGCGTCCCGACTATTGTTACGCCTAAGACTGGCCCGGCTCCGACTCCTTTCGTTCCGCTTCCAGAATTTCCGACTATGCCGAAGGGCGAGGAGTGGAGCGGCTTTATAAATCTTCTACCCGATAGCGCGGGGACGAGTACCGCTAGCAGTAACGATTCGACGATAGTTCTAAACTTTAATGCTCCGGTAACTACTACCTCCAGCGATGAGTTCGCGCGGCTCGTACAGAAAGCAATTCAGAATAACAACCGATTCGGAAATAATCTCGACTACGCCGGAGCGATTTAATGGCCCAGCCGACGATTAACGCGTTTATAAATTTTTCAACCGGCCCCGGCTTCGCTCAGGCGCTTATTCTGGATCAAGGAATACTAGGAACTAACGCGCTCGCCGATTCGACCGCGATCATCGTCGATGTATCTTCGCAAGTCGATCGCGTAGAAATTGCTAGAGGTAGAAACCCTCAGAGCGACCAGTTTCAGACCGGAACTCTTACGCTTCGTATAGTCGATCAGAATGGCAATTTTAACCCGATGAACACGGCCGGGCCGTATTACGGACTTCTCGACCCGATGAGGAAGGTCACTATTTCGGGAATTTCGGCGGGAATCACTTACCCGATGTTTTCCGGTTACATAACCGGATATTCGACGACGACGCCGCTAAATGCCGTCGATGTTGTTTATACCACTATTACCGCCGTAGACGCCTTTAGACTCGCTTCGATGGCCCAGATTTCTACCGTAAGCGGAGCGGTCGCCGGAGATCTATCAGGAACTCGCATAAATCAATTGCTCGACCAGATAGCCTGGCCTTCCTCAATGAGAGATATAGACGCGGGTCTTACTACTATGCAAGCCGACCCGGGGACGGCTAGAACGAGCCTTGCGGCTATGCAGACGATAGAACTCTCGGAGTACGGCGCTTTATATATTGACGCGACTGGCTCGTTCGTGTTTCAGGATCGGAGCGTTACCGCCGGAAGCGTCTCGGGAACTCCGACCGTATTTAACGAGGACGGGACGGGAATCCGATACTCGAACGCGCTTTGGATCCTTAACGATGTCCTCGTTTATAACTCCGCTCAGGTATCGAGAACCGGCGGAAGCGTTCAGACGGCGACTAATTCGGATTCGATCGCGCTCTACTTTTTACATTCTTATAATCAGCAGAATTTACTTATGGAGACAGACGCGACCGCGCTCGATTACGCGCGAGCCTATATCGCCTCCCGAGCTTTTACTTCGATCCGTTGTGACGCGATTACCCTCGATCTAAACACGGAAAACTACGCGGCGGGAATCGCCGCCGCTCTCGGTTTAGACTACTTCGATTCGGTATCGATTACGACAAGTCAGCCGGGAAGCAGTTCCTTATCGAAGACGCTCCAGATTTTCGGCGTAGCCCATACCGTTACTCCGAACTCGTGGAAAACTACTTTTACGACGCTGGAGCCTATTATAGACGCGTTTATTTTAGATTCGAGTCTTTACGGACTTCTCGACACCGATGTTCTATCATACTAATATGGAAGAGAGTAAATAATGGCAAAACAGACATTCGTTACCGGGCAGGTCTTAACGGCGGCCCAAATGACAGCCCTGCAACAAACGGCAATGGGCGGTGGATCGACTACGGCCAAGACTGCCAGTTATGTCCTAGTGGCTGCCGATGCTGGCACAGTAGTACAGATGAACGCCGCCGGCGCGACAACAATTACAGTGAACACCGCTTTATTCGCGGCGGGAGATTCCGTTCAGATTCAGAATATAGGTGCGGGAGTCTGCACCGTTACGGCAGGAACGGCCACGGTCAGTACGGCCGGATCGTTAGCGCTTAGCCAGTACGAAGGCGGACAACTTTATTTCAATACTACTAGCGCCGCCCTATTCTTTGACATAGTACAAAGCAGCGGTATGACTAACCCAATGACAACAACGGGCGATATTATTTACTCATCTAGCGGCTCAACCCCTGCCCGTCTAGGTATCGGTACTACAGGTCAGGTGGTTACGGTGGCCTCAGGTTTACCAAGTTGGGCTACACCTGCGGCGGCCTTGGCTCTAGTTACCTCTGGCACATTTTCAAGCGTTACGAGTTTTAGCGTTAATAATTGTTTTTCTGCCACATATAAAAATTATCAAATATTTATTAACCCCACTTCAACTTCAGCGACAAACACTCTTAAACTTAGAGTAAGCGGTACGGATTCAAGTACGGGCTGGTATACGGGTAGCATTGCTCAACCTTGCAACGGCGGCGCGGTAGCATCTTCAGGCGGTGCTAATTCTGCCTCTTGGCCTTTAGGGTTATTTCAATCGGGATATGCTCAAAATATATCTTTGCAAAACCCTTTTATTGCCTCACTTACTTCAGTTTCAACTATTCACACAGACACAAACGGCGCGGCGGGTAACTTCAATATAGGCGGAGGCTGGCACGAACCCGCAACTTCATACGATGGATTTACGATTACTTTAGCCTCATCTGGTTCAGGAAGTTACTATGTTTATGGATATGGAGTCTAAAATGACACTTAAAAAAATGGAAATAAATGCAATAACAGGCGAAGAAGTTTACACAGATTTAGACACAAAACAAACTAATGAATATAACGCGTGGACTTTATCAGAGGCAAAAAAAGTAACCGACGAAGCGGCGGCGTTAAAAGAGATGGAATTAAAAAAAGCCGCGATATTAACTAAATTGGGTATAACTGCCGATGAAGCAAAACTGCTACTGAGTTAATGCTAACAAGTTACAACGGCTGGCCTGCATCGAAGGATCAGGCAGAGATATGCATTAAGTCCTATTCCGTGCCTGGCACTCTGATTAAACTGCGATGCGCCGAGAAGGTAGCACCGTTGCTTATTCATTTTGCTGCAGACTTTCACGCGTTGATAGAGCCTATAGATGAGGGAACGCTAGACGACTGGGGCTACGCCTTTCGAGATGTTCGAGGAGTACCGGGAACACTTTCGAATCATAGTTCGGGGACGGCGATCGACCTTAACTCGATTAAACACCCTCTCGGAAAAGTCGATACTTTTAGCGCGTCGAAAGTCCCCATGCTTCGCGCTTTAGTGAGAAAATATGGACTTCGTTGGGGTGGGGATTACTCGGGACGAAAAGATGAAATGCATTTTGAAATAAATCTAAACGCGGTCAAGGCGGCCGCGCTTATTAAGAAGTTAGGACTAGAGTTATGAGCGATCTAACCCAGGCGAATACGCCTAACAGTACGATAACCCTTCTTGCTTCGGCGGCTCGCACCGTTACCGCCTCAGCCGCAGGAGTAGCGGGATTCGCGGCGGCGAATAACTTAGTTGTTCAGTTAGAAGTTACGGCCGCCTCCGGAACTCTTCCGACCCTCGATCTGGTAGTGCAGGACACCGTAGACGGGACGAACTGGAACACGGTAACGACCTTCACCCAGGCGACGACTACGACTCGCGAGGTTAAGCGTATCGATACGCCTTTTACGGATTCTCTTCGCGTCGTTTATACGATTGGCGGAACGACTCCCTCCTTTACCTTCTCCGTCAAAACTTTCGCGGACGCCTAATATGAACCCTCAGATAAAAGCCGCCGTGTCTTCTTACCTCCGCGCCGCCGTTTCCTGCGTGGGGGCCCTCTACCTTTCTGGGATTACGGATCCCGAGGTACTCATGAACGCTTTTCTCGCCGCTCTAGTTGCTCCCGTGATGAAGGCTCTCACACCGTCGGAGAAGGAGTTCGGCCTTAAAAAGAAGTGAGCGCCCAGGAATGGGCCGCGAATCTGGGCATATTTATAACCCTTGCCGGCTTCTGTACCGCCATGCTTCGCTTCTATGTTAAGGCCATTCTGCACGAATTACTCCCTAATTCGGGAAATTCGCTCCGTGACCGGATTGATAATATCGAGGCTCGACAGGCCCATATTTACGATTTAATCCTGGAGGCTAACCTCCGGAAATAAGGGTTAAATCGTTATAAGACCGTTACCTTAAAAGGCTCGACTTGTCGGTTTCTAGGCGTATTCTTTTCTTATCTAGGCGGCCTCGCTTAGATTACGAAAGGTCGAAAATGCTTCAATTCTTAGCTAATTTGCCCACTTTTATCTGGTTCTTAATTATCCTCAGCTTTTTCTGGGGTCTAGGAGCTTTCTTTTATTCTCTCGGTTCCGAAGTCGGAGCGGAGCGCGGCTTTAAATTAGGCTACGCTCGCGGAAAACTCGTAGGAACTCAGGAAGCTCATTACCTCGCTTCGCTTTCGGATCGCGAGGGAGTCTAAATGCCGAATAATCGAATCTCCGATAATTCCGTAATTCTAGGGAAACGCCGTACTTCGCGCCTCGCCGCGATTCGCGTCTATCCCGAGACCGGATCTCTTCGTTTAAAGATTTACGAGCTACTAATCCGCGCCGGAAGTCGAGGGGCTACGGATCAGGAAATAGAGTCGATTCTCGCTATTTCGGGGAACTCGGTTAGGCCGCTTCGCGGAAGTCTCGAAAAGCAGGGCTTTATTATCGACTCGGGAACTACTCGAGAGAATCTTAACGGAAATCTCTGCATCGTCTGGGTCGCCGTAGAAGAGGGAATGATGTTATGAGTAACTTCGCGATAGATCCCGCTTATACCGAAGTTTCCGAAAGAATGACTATAGCTCGAGGACTCTGGCCCCTCTGTATTTTCCGTCCTCTTAACCCGGAAAGACCTTACGAAATCGTTACGGTAAAAGAGCTCTCGTATGTCGTCTTCACCGCCGCTCTCTACCGTACGCCGGAGGATTCGCTTCCCGCCGTAGGTATCGCCTGGGAGGAAATACCTGGACGGAATCCTTATACGAAAGGATCCGAGTTAATGAACGCGGAGACTTCCGCCTGGGGTCGCGCCTGTATCGCCGCCGGTATCCCGTCGAAAAAGATAGCGAGCTTCGAAGAGGTACGGAACCGACAGGAAGTAAAAGCGGAGCCGGTTAAAGCTTCGACTCCTTCCGAGGGAATCGGCGAAGTCGTCTGGGATCCCTGGACTACTCACGGCCCGGAGGAACCTTTACAGGTCTTCGACGCCTGGCACTGTAAACACGGAGAGCGAAAAGTTATCGAGGGAGAGAAGAACGGTCGGCCTTATCATGGCCTCGCCTGTCCTAAAACTCGGAACTCCGGCGACGAATGCGTTACTAACTGGTTCGTTCTAAACGCCGCCGGCTCCTGGGTTCCTAAACTCGAGGCCGTAAAATGAGCGGAAACGAAATCATAAACCCGGCGGCGAAGATTCGAACGGTCTTTATAAATGACGAAATCGTTCGCGTCCCGATCGAGGTCTGCGATAACTGCGAAGAATGGAAAGACGCGCACGCGGGAGAATATACGAGAGGGATCGGCGGAGAAAAGATTCTCTGGTTCTGTGGTGACTGTAAATGAGCGTCTTATACGAAGCCGGAGATATAGCTTCTTGCCATTACTGTGACGAAGATAAACCGACTAAAGGCGGAGCGGCGATAGCCGGTTATCTCGGAATCGTCGTATGGTATTGCGCCGATTGTTACTTTTCCGTTCTAGGGAAAAAGAATGACTGAGGCCGATTACTTCGCGGAACCGACTCTCTTCGGAGAAGATTCCGACTATGTAGCCGATTTATTCGATCGCTTTATACAGCCTCCTTACTCGGTACTAGACCGGAAACAGGGATCCTGGGCTCGCCGTAAAAAACAGTGGTTAGCTCTAGGAATTAAGTCCGAACTAGGTCGCGCGACCGATTTACTTTACGCGACTCCGAAAGAGGATTCGAGCGAAGCGGTTAAAAAGATTCAGGGAGCGACGGACGGAACCTCGGTCTTCGATCCCGTTATCGTCGAGTTAGCCGTTCGCTGGTACTCCGCTCCCGGAGGGATAGTTTTAGATCCCTTCGCCGGAGGTTCGGTAAGAGGAATCGTTACGAGTCTTCTAGGAAGAAACTATCTAGGAATCGACTTACGAGCGGATCAGGTAGAAGCGAATCGAAGTCAGGCTTCGATGGGGTCGAAAGACTTTCCTCCCTACTGGTTCGCCGGGGATTCGGAGAAGGAACTAGACGCCTTCGAAGCGGAATCCGTCGATCTCATCTTTTCCTGCCCTCCTTACTTCGACCTCGAAGTTTATTCGGACGACCCGGACGACCTTTCGAATATGGACTGGTACGACTTCCGCTCCTCTTATTACGGGATAATAGATAAAGCGGCGAAAGCTTTAAAAGAAGATCGTTTCGCCGTCTGGATCGTAGGAGAAGTCCGCGATAAGAAAGGCTTTATCCGGGGACTTATACCGGAAACGATCGAAGCCTTTAGAGCGGCGGGACTTAATTACTACAACAACGGGATTACCCTAGACCCTCAGGCTACGGCGGCTCTACGGGCTACGCCTCAATTTACGGCGGGTCGGAAACTCGTAACGGTACACCAGCACTTTATGGTTTTCGTTAAGGGAGACCCTAAGAAGGCCACCGAGTACTGCAACGCTGGGGAGGCGGTCGAAGATGAGCTTCTTTAATCGGATTTATTGCCGGATTCGAAAACACAGAATTTGGGTATTCGAAACCTCGAATAAACGATTCACACTTCGGTATTGCCGGAAATGCGATAGGTGGCTTTTATAATGGACGAAGTTAAACCCGCTCCGACTTATGGCGTCGTTCGGTGCGAGTGCGGATCCTGGATTATCTCGGGTTTACCTTGCGCGATATGCCATATTTTAGAATCGAGAAAGAAGTGAAATACTTAGAATTATTAGATTACATAAATAAAGAGATAAGCGAGGCCGCCTGGACTAAAGAGTATTACCCGTTTAAATCTTTACAGGCCCTACGCGCAGTAGTGGAGTTGCAGTTGGGTGATGATAAATACCCAACTGACATATTTCCTGAACTCACCGAAACAGATAAAGAGAATCTAAAAGAGGTTCACCGATTGTTCCCTAACCTCATTGGGCGAGTGGATGCAAGTGCTTGCCGAAGAGCGTTTGGAATTGCCGAGCGTGAAGTCCGAGAAGCGATTACTAAGGAGTTGGGATAATGCAACTAGACTCTGAAATAATGCTCAACTCTATCTATGATGCCACACCACAAAACAGGGCTAAGGCTAAGGCTGTAATACTGGCACACGATAGTAAAGCCACTGACATACTAGAGATACTAGGCCTATGAGTATTACCTATATCTGCCAGGTATGCACCTATGTAGAGATTATAAAGCGCCTGGCTACAGATACCCTAGATAGAGCGCCATACTGTAAATACTGTGTAATACCTATGCAGCGGCATTATGGCAGTGTTACCAGTGGCTAGTTATGAGTACGAGTGCGCTATATGTTCAATTAAGGTAACTCTGCAGCGCTCTATACACACTGATACGCAGCCTCTGTGCTGTGGCCAGGATATGAGGCAGGTGTACTACGCGCCTGCTATCCAACTCAAAGGGAAAGGCTGGGGTAAAGATGCCTAGACAAATGAGGGCAATATGTCTAATTATTGGACAACACACCGAGTAAATGTATATGCAGATATGGAGCTATTGTGGAGTAGTTTCTATAGCTATAGATAGTGCAGTAAAAGGTCGCCTAGTAAGCGATTGTCACCGTTAGAGGGTGGTTAATTCTGTCTATCATAAAGTCAAGACTTACTAATCCTAACTACAGATAGGTGAGCCAATGAGATCAATGAATACGCCTAGCCCGCGACAAAAGGCGCGTGGAGTACCTATCTATGAACATACACAGCCTCATAGAGTTATGCACAGGGTTATCCACAATAGAAAGCGCCGTGTCGGGCAAGGCATTGTGTTATCTTGTTAGTTATGAATAAAGAGATAAAAAGAAAAAAACTCTTAATACTCCTTATCCTCCTTACCTCACTTACCCTGTTAAGCGTTGGTACTGCTCACGCTAGCCCTAGTACTGAGGCTTATAAGCTCTATGCTCATATGAAGTTAGGCAGTGATAAGCAGTACAGGTGCTTAGTAGATCTATGGACTATGGAGAGTCATTGGAATCCTAAGGCTAATAACCCTAAGAGCAGTGCATATGGCATACCACAATTACTACATATGAAGAGCACTAACCCTTATGTGCAGATAGATAAAGGGTTACTATATATTGCTAAGAGGTATGGCCTACCTTGTAAGGCTAAGGATTACCATAGTAAGAGAGGGCATTACTAATGGCTGCAATTAAAGGAGATCCTAGAAACCTTAGGGCTTATCGCAAGCGTAGGCTAGCTGTGCTTAATCGTGATAACTGGGTGTGTTACTACTGTGGAGGCGATGCGACACAGGCAGATCACGTCATAGCTATTAGTAAGCAGGGTGACCCTATGGATTTAGATAATATGGTTGCCTCTTGTAAGCGGTGCAACGTGAGCAAAGGTAACAGGTCACAGGGGGCTTTTTTAGCCAAGAGCGACACCCCCCCCTGTCTTTTGTTTCAGTATATCCCCAAGGACAGCCGTACAGGCCCTACAAGGCCCGTGTATGGGCCAGGAGAGCCAAGATTTAACCTAATGGCAGACAAACCTAAACAAAGCCTACGAGGGGCGGTGCAACCGAGGCTCCAAAACAAACCATTAAAAGGCGTGAGTCGAGGCCCTGAGGTAGCCGCCCTTGCTGAGAGTATTGGTTTGCCTTTACTACCTTGGCAGAGCTACGTCCTTAACGATATGCTCACAATAGATAAAAATAAACAATTTATACGCAAGAGTAATTTATTGCTAACCTCACGCCAACAGGGTAAAAGTCATCTAGCGCGGATGCGCATACTAGGCGGCCTATTCTTATTTAACGAGCGTAATCACGTCATTATTAGCTCTAGTAGATCGATGGCCCTCACCTCTTTTAGAGAAGTGGCCGAGGCTATAGAGGCAACGCCTAAGTTAAACAAAGAGCTAAAGGCTATCCGCTACGCTAATGGAAATGAGGCTATAGTCTTAAAAAGCGGGGCTAGGCTCGATGTTCGCGCAGCTAATAGGTCATCGAGTCGCGGCGCTACGGCAGACTTTCTATTCATAGATGAGCTGCGCGAGGTAGACGAGTTAGCCTATAGCGCGGCTATGCCTATTACCCGCGCACGGCCTAATAGCCAAACCTTGCTAGCCAGTAACGCAGGCGATGCTTTTAGCGTAACTCTTAACGAGCTGCGCGAGCGCTGCCTATCGCACCCGCCCGAGTCGCTAGGCTATTACGAGTACAGCGCCCCGCAGTTTGCAGCTTTAACCGATCGTAAAGCCTGGGCGCTATCCAATCCTGCCCTTGGAATTTTGGTTACAGAGGCCTCGATACAAGAAGCGCTAACTACGCAAACTACCGAGCAATTTAGGACAGAAACCCTTTGTCAATGGATAGACAGCTTGCAAAGCCCCTGGCCTCACGGCAGCGTTGAAGATGCAAGCGATATTAACCTCACTATGGCCCCTGGGCCTCTTACAATCTTTGCCTTTGATGTTAGCCCAAGTAGGCGCGATGCAAGCCTAGTAATGGGGCAGATTCTGCCAAGTGGCAAGATAGGAGTAGCAGTATTAGAAACTTACAGCTCACAAGTGGCAGTAGATGAGCTAGTCATAGCTGCAAGTGTTAAAAAATGGTGCGATATGTACTACCCGCGTGTGGTCTGCTATGACAAATACACTACGGCCTCGATAGCCCAGCGCTTGCAGATGTCGGGCGTACAAACCCGCGATGTATCGGGGCAGAGCTTTTATACCGCCTGCTCGGATTTCCACGATGCCCTAACCAATGACAGGCTGCGGCACTCGGGCCAGGATCAACTCGTACAACAGATGAGCAACTGCGCGGCTAAAACTAACGATAGTAGCTGGCGTATTGTGCGCCGTAAGTCTGCAGGGGCCGTAGATATACCTATCGGCCTAGCTATGGTTATACACGTATTAGCTCAGCCTGTATCTGAGGCTAAGGTTTATAGTTAGACACGCCGAGCCTGTGCATAACTTTTTATCTGTGGATAACCTATAATGCGCCCTATGGGTCTATTACAAACTTTAGGCATATCTAAAAAAGATGTAACCGCCCAGCTTGCCCCTGCCTTAATTAACCAGGGCTATAACGCGGGTGTATTTAGTTATGGTGGTTTATACGGCAGCTCTAATGGCGCGCCGATGATGGATCGTTATACCGCGTTGCAGGTACCTAGCGTTGCACGGTGTCGCAATTTAATTGCAGGTGTAATCTCTAGTATAGATTTAGAGTTATACAATAAAAAAACAGGCAAAGAATTAGAAAGCCCTTTATGGTTAGAGCAGCCTGATATGCGTATGCCGCGTAGCGTTATGATAGCTATGACGGTAGATAGCCTCCTCTTTTTTTCGCAGGCTTTTTGGCGCTGTACGAGCTTGTATGCCGATGATGGCAGGCCCTCGGGTTTTGAGTGGATAGCTAATAACCGCGTTACAACTACAACTAACCGCGATGGCACCGAGGTAGAGAGCTATAGCGTTAATGGTGTTGTAACACCTATGGCAGGTATTGGTAGCCTGGTCACTTTCCAAAGTTTATTACCTGGCGTATTAGAAACTGGCGCTCGCACAATACAGAGCGCAATAGATGTACAGAAGGCGGCAAGTGTTGCAGCCGCTACACCTATGGCTACAGGATTTATTAAAAACAGCGGCGCTGATTTACCCGAGGCACAAGTTAGCGGCATATTAGCCGCGTGGAAGGCCGCGCGCGCATCTCGATCTACTGCGTATTTAACTAGCACCCTAGATTATCAAACCGTAGGTTTTAGCCCTAAAGATATGCTCTACACAGAGGCTAGCCAGTACCTAGCTACAGAGATAAGCCGTTTAATGAACGTGCCAAGTTATTTAATTAGCGCAGATATGAATAACTCAATGACATACCAAAATATATTAGATGGCCGTAAAGAGTTTGTAGCGTATAGCTTGCAGCCGTTTATTAGCGCAATAGAAAACCGTTTATCTATGGATGATATAACACGGCACGGCAATATAGTGCGCTTTGCAATAGATGAAACCTTTTTACGTGCTGATACAAAGGCGCGACTAGAGGCAATAGAAAAGATGTTATCTCTAGGTTTAATTGATTTAGAGCAAGCGCAAAGTATGGAGCAACTAAGCCCTATGGGCCTTAATGAAGGGGCAACAAATGATCTTAACGTTTAGCGGAGTAGTACAGGCCGTAGATGCAGGCGAGCGCCGAGTTATAGCTGGCAAGATAGCGCCCTACGATGGCGAGATAGGTTATACAAGTGCGGGCAAAGTAGTATTTAGCAAAGGATCAATTACTGCAGCTAACCCCGATAAAATTAAACTGTTAATGTCACACGATAATAGCCAACCTGTAGGGCGTATGATTTCGATACAGTCTGCAGAGGATGGCTTGTATGCCAGCTTTAAGATAAGTAGTAGTACACGCGGTAATGATGCAATTTTGCTAGCCCAGGAGCAACTAATGGATGGCCTTTCCGTTGGGGTTGAAGTGACAGCCTCAGAGCCTAAAAAAGGTTATCTCCTGGTGACGGCGGCAACTTTGCGCGAGGTTTCGTTAGTCGAAGCTGCCGCCTTTCCAAGTGCCGCCGTGCAAAGTATTGCCGCTAGCGAAAGTGAAGCGGTAGATGAAAACCAACCAACCCAAACCGAAAGCGAGGCCGCTGTGACTACAGCTCCCGAAACTCCAACCGAGGATAGCACCGAGGCTGCACCTGTAGTAGAGGCAGCACGGCCAATTATCCGATCTAACCCGCTAGATTCCCAGCGCGTACGTACACCTATCACCTCGATGGGCGCATACACAGAGCATAAGATTAAGGCAGCACTCGGTAACGAGGACTCCAAACTTTATGTAACTGCAGCAGATGACAGCTTTACAACTAACCCAGGCTTTAACCCAACTCAGTACCTTTCAGAGTTCCCAACTAATACACGTTTTGGTACACCATCTATAGATGCCTGTTCACGTGGCACTTTGCCAGCTAGCGGTATGACTATCTCCGTACCTTCTCTTGTTACATCTGCAGGCGGCCAATCAGGCGTAGCACCTGCAGTAACAGTCG